TGACGTTGTCTCGGTGGTAGTTTATGGCCACTGGACGTTGATTACAAGCTGAACATACGGGTCTCATATTGTATTTACCTACTAAACCTTTGGCAAAGGGCATCGCAACACCCCAGGTTTAAGCCACATCCGATAAATATCTGTAACAGTTTTAAAGGAGCCACCATGGCAACAGCACCATTAGTATCACCTGGCGTGCAGGTAACCGTAATTGATGAAAGTCAATATCTACCAGCATCTACCAATTCAGTACCGTATTTTCTTATTGCTACAGCACAGAACAAAGTTTCCGGTTCAGGAGTTGGCGTAGCAGCAGGTACTCTCAAAGCCACAGCAAATCGCTTGTATTTAATTACTAGTCAGCGTGATCTCGCAGCCACGTTTGGCAATCCGTTTTTCTACAAAACCACAATTGGTACTCCTATCAATGGTTACGAGTTAAATGAATATGGATTGTTAGCAGCATACAGCGCATTGGGTGTGACCAATCGTGCGTATGTACAACGTGTGGACATTGACCTAACACAACTCACAGCCACTTTGGTGCGTCCTACAGGTGAACCCACCAACGGAACATATTGGTTGAACACTGCCACAACACAATGGGGTATTTTTGAATGGAATCAGACCACCGGTGCATTTACCAATGTGGTTCCTAGCGTTATCACAACCACTAGTGAATTGCTCAGCGGTGTACCACTACAAGATTACGGCGTGATCGGCGGATACACAGTGGTTGCTACCAACACAGCTAACCCTATATATTACAAAAATGGCGCAGTAGCCACTGTAGCTGGCTACAATTCTACCACCTTGACCAATCTTTATAACACTTGGGTATTGGTAGGCAGCGATGATTGGAAACTAAGCTATGCTGCAATTCAAGGTGCTAATGCAGTTACAACCACCATTGGTGCAAGTGGTAATCTTGTTATCAACGGAGTTACTGTAGCAGTTAGTTCAGGAAATACTGTACAAACTATTAGCACAAATATCAATAGTGCCAGTATTACTGGTGTGTATTCTGCTGTGATTGACAACAAACTGTGTTTGTTTGCCAACAGCCAAGCCTCCGCAGACGGATCAACCGCAGATGATGGCGCTATTGTGATCACAACTAACAATACCAACATCACAACCACACTTGGTATTACTCCTGGCAGCACATACTATGCGCCTGGTCTGCAACAAAGTCCTAACTATGTGTTTCCACGTTGGAGAACCACAGATGCTACACCACGTCCTACAGGCAGCGTGTGGAACAAAACCACTACACAAAACTTGGGCACACTCATGGTTGTTGAAAAATACAGCACAACATTGGGTGCTTGGGTTCAACAAGCAGCACCAGTTTACGAAAATGACTGGAATGCCAATGCTGCACTAGATGCCACAGGCGGCGGCAAAAATATCATTGCTGGAAATACATACACACAATACAATGTAGATCCTGCTGCAAGTGGTATATCTGCATGGAGCAGCGGCACAGCTTATGTGGTCGGCGATCGAGTAATATATGACACTCTAACATATATTTCTATACAAAACGGAACAGGTCAAAATCCTGTCACTGCAACTACATATTGGACAGAAATTCAAAACGATTTGCCTTACAACAGCACCTACACCTTGCAAGTATTTGAACGTGCAAGCCAAGGCGCCACAGTGGTCACAGGTAGCGTTAACTCTCCTACATTTACCAATGGCGATCAGTTTACTGTTACTACCAGCATTGCAAATTCTAATTCATTGACTAGTACAGTCACAGTGACCGTGAATGGAACTGATGCTGCTGCGTTTAACACTGCTGTGAGTTCTGCAGGTTTTGCAAATGTAGTAGCTTCTGTAAATTCCAGCGGAGCCATTGTGCTTACACAAACACAGGGCGGCGTTATTCTGTTGCAGAATATTGGTACTGACACAGCAGTGTCTGATGCTGGATTTACTACCAGCACCTCTGGTTGCCGTAACATTGTTGATGGCGATCAAATTGAATATCTGCAACTCAGCGGTTGGGTTCCATTGACCTACACAGCCAGTGCAGTAGCGCCTAATCAAGATCCTGCTGATGGCACATACTGGTATTATTCAACAACTAGCCAAGTTGATATCATGATCAACACTGGATCTGCTTGGGTAGGTTATCAAAATGACACCAACGACACTCGTGGTTATAATCTAAGCCAAACCAATCCTACTGGGCCTATCATTGCTGCCACAGCACCTACCACCCAAACTGATGGAACCGTGCTGGTGTACGGTGACTTGTGGATTGACACCAGCAATCTTGAGCTGTATCCTCTGATATATCGTTGGCAAGCTGTAGAAGGCGTAAATCAATGGGTATTGATTGACAATACAGATCAACAAACTTCAAATGGTGTGTTGTTTGCTGACGCTCGTTGGAGCAGCACAGGTATTGCTAATCCTATCACAGACAATTTGCCTTCAATTACAACACTGTTGACCAGCAACTACTTGGACGTTGATGCACCTGACCCTGCATTGTTCCCCGCAGGTATGCTGCTGTGGAACTCACGTCGTTCTGGATTCAATGTCAAGAGCTTCCAAGTCAACTATTTCAATGCTGCTACTTTCAGCTATCCAACATGGAGCACTAGTACAACCTATGCTGTTGGCGATCAAGTGTTGTATAACACTGTTTTGTATGTGGCTATCCAAGCTGGAACCAATCAAAATCCTGCTACACAAACTTCATATTGGGATGTGTTGCAAACCAACTCATGGGTCACTGCTTCGGGCAACCGTGCAGATGGATCACCTAACATGGGGAGATTGGCTCAACGTGCATTGATTGTTGCTGCACTGAAATCAGGAATTGATTCTAGTGTCACAGTGCGTGAAGAACAAGCACAGTTCAATCTCATGGCTTGTACTGCATACCCAGAATTGATTCCTAACATGGTTGCACTTAGCGATGAACGCAATAATACCGCGTTTGTTGTGGGCGACACTCCAATGAGATTAGGACCAAATGGTACTGATATTGCATCTTGGGCCACAAACAATGGCGGGCTAGGATTGTATGCCGGTGACGGACTACAAACTGCTTCGCCTTACGCTGGGGTGTTCTATCCAAGTTGCCAAACCACAGATCTGGGTGGTAGCACAGTGGTCACAGCACCTAGTCACATGATGGTACGTACTATCATCCGTAGCGATAATGTAAGTTATCCATGGCTAGCACCAGCTGGTACACGTCGCGGTGTGATTGACAATGCTGCTAGAATTGGTTATATCAACGCCAACACAGGTGAATTCATTACTATTGGTAACAATCAAGGTCTGCGTGATGTTGAATATCTCAATGCTATCAACCCAATTACGTTTATTCCAGGAGTGGGTATTACTAACTTTGGTAATAAGACAACTTACAAAGAGTTGACTGCATTGAACCGTATCAACGTAGCACGTTTAATTGCATTTATGCGTGGTAGATTGGAAGAAATCGGCAAGCAATTCTTGTTCGAACCCAACGATCAGATCACACGTAATGAAATGACCAATGCGGTAAATTCATTGTGTATTGATCTTGTGGCCAAGCGTGGTATCTATGACTTCTTGGTAGTGTGTGATGATTCAAACAACACACCTGCTAGAATTGATGCCAACGAATTGTGGGTAGACATCGCAATCGAACCTGTAAAGGCTGTGGAATTTATCTATATTCCACTGCGTATCAAAGCCACTGGTGCTATTGCTGGTTCACAAACAGCAAGACAAACTTCTATTCAATAAAAGAAGAAATCAAAAATGGGGTGGCAGCACCCCATTTTTTTTGGCCTCAACTGAGGTAAATAACTGCATAGGAGAATACTAATATGGCCGTTGCATCACTAACAAGAATGACAGTGCCCTTGGCAAGCGATCAAAGCGCGAGCAACCAGGGTTTGCTCATGCCCAAACTCAGCTATCGCTTTAGAGTGATATTTGAAAACTTCGGGGTCAGCACACCTCGAACAGAACTTACCAAACAGGTGATTGACTTCAAACGTCCTCAAGTGACATTTGATGAGATTACTATCCCAATCTACAATAGCAATTTGTATCTAGCAGGCAAATACAAGTGGGCTACTACCACTTGCAATCTACGTGATGATGCATCAGGTGCTGTGAGCCGATTGGTTGGCGAACAATTACAGAAACAAATGGACTTTCTGGAAATGGCTAGTGCCGCATCGGGTATCGACTACAAATTCACCACTCGTTATGAAGTGCTGGATGGTGGTAATGGCGCTGCTACACCTGTTGTGCTGGAAACATGGGAACTGTATGGTTGCTATCTTGAAGGTGCTGACTATGGCAGCAGCAGCTA